AACTCAGATGGTATTATAATATTTCCTGCTGGTAAACGTGTTGATGAAGATCAAAGTGTAAGTTTTTTTGATACTACAACGAATAGTCAAACCACTGTCTCAAGTATGACTAAACCAGTTACAAATTTAGACTATGAAATTCAAGTTAATGAGGATAAAAGAAATATATTTTTACTCAAAGCAACATACTTAGGTGTTGTGTTAGATGATATGGAAGAAATGATGGAATACAAAAAAGGATCCACTCAGTATGTGAATGGATCCCTAAAACGTGCAGATAATATTAGACTATTTAATTAATTATTCCTCAGCTAATTTCTGGAAATAACTTAGTGCATCATCCTCATCACTAGAGGAAGAACTTACTGCAGCAGCAACTGTTTCTTCTGCCTTGCGTGAATTAAAGTCAGGAGTATAAGAACGAGCATTGTCCTCATTAGAAACCTCTTCGTCAAAACGACGAGCAGGAGTTTTACCTTGACCTAAAACATACTTAAGACGCTTTTCAAGATCATCATAAGACTTGAACTGATCAGGAGCAGTTACAGCAGAAAGAGAATACTCCTTCTTCCATAGTGCTTCTAATGCATCATCATCTTCAAGAAGTGGTGATGGAGAATCAAACTCTGACTTATCATAGTTCCAGAACCCATCCTTCTTAACAATTTTCAACTTGAAGTTTGCACCTTGCCAGAAGTCATAAGGATTGATTGGTGATTCATCCTCAAACTCAGGCTGCATTGCCTCCATAACTTTGTCAAAGATCTTCTTACCGAACTTGAAGAGAAATACTCCACCCTCGTTTTGAGGATTGGTAGGATCTTTAACAACATAGATGTTGCTATAATAAGATAACTTACGCTTTTGCTTGCGAACAGTATCCTTATCAGACTCATTACCACTGTTCCATAGTTCTCTGTTATAATCAGAGACTGGATCTTTACCACCTGTTGTGGTTAATGAGTTCTCAATATACCACCCACCTGGTCCTTGAAAGGCATGGGAGTATAGTTTTGCCCACGGAATATCCTCACCTTCAGGGGAAGGCAAGAAACGTATGACAGCAAAACCGTTTCCAGTTTTGTCTAGTTCTGGTTTCCAAAGGCGGTCATCACCACCTCCACCAGTATTATTCATTTTCTCTACTTCTTTAACTAATTTTTGTGTTAAAGATCCTAGAGAGGATTGTTTTTTTAAATCCTTAAAAGACATTCAGATTACCTCAGATTTTTTAGATTTGGCTTTTGTGTGATTCCGTAATCATATCAATCAACTTGGTTTGTGTCAAGTTGTTGTTTCATCATGTCAACCATTTGAGACATTTGATTAAACAAAACATTCATATCAACATTGGAAGGAAGTCCCATAAGAGTAGCAGACCTTGCGATCTCCTCCCTCATTTTCTTCGCTTCAGGATCATCAGATAAACTCAGTCTCGCATAGAGAACCTTCTGTTTATTAAGAAGTCTCTCTAGGAGTCCAATATGATAGGTTTTATCTTCATGATTCATATAGGCAAATTTCATTATCTGCCCATACACCTCCTCCTGAAGTTCAGAGATTTCACTCATCTCGGCTCTAACTATTTCAGAGTCGAAGAAACTCATTCACTTTCCTCATTATCAACCACTTCAACAGTACCAGTTTCTGGTACTGCATCTGCTTCTTTACTTGCTTCGATCTGTTCTAGTATATCAACTGCACCTAAAAGTTTCATACGAGTCTCAGTTAAAGTGCTTAACTGATTCGTAATTTCTTTTAACTGTGTTCTTAAATTTTCAAGAACTTCTGCATTTTCAAGAGCCATGAATGACAACCTCCTTCAGGATTTTTTTGTAACGGAATATATCAATATTTAGGAAGGGAGAATACTTTTTTATTTTACGACTGACGGTTTCCCACACAGGGTCTTTCAATCGTTTATCAAAGTCTTTCGCATACCCAAACACTTCATTACATATTACCATAGTTTCTATGGATATGTCACCCCCCAGATAACCTTTCAGTATGGGTGGGTGACCTTTAGAACAATCAAATACATCATCAACTTTCTTACCGTCAAATAAACTGTCAATTTCTTCTCTAAAAACATAGGATAATGATTGAACTTTTTTCTTCCATTCAGTATATCTTCCTTCACCATCCTTAATCATCTCACCAATCCACATTGTTGCTGGATCTGTAGAGTATATAAAATTAGATACAAAGAACTCTTCTACTTCTTTATCATTCTTCTTTCTTGCAAACTTCTCAAACCAAAATCTATCCTTCCTCTTATAGAAGGCTTGCTTGGTTGCTCTTGTCTTTCCACGATACTTAATGTAATCGTAATGGTCTTTAGTAAAGTGATTTTTTAATGACAAATAGCAACGATATGCATCAAAGGCCATCATTTACCTACCTTCTCTTGATTTGTTTCTAATAGTAATATGATTACCTTCAATTGCAAAATGCAAGTAATCTCTATGACTCCAATCCAATTTCTCATATAACTTATTAAGTTTATCCATATCTTCCCAAAGATCAGTGGGAGTAGGTTCACCCCAAAAGGGATTGTCATCAGGGTCATTCATATTGGTAACTTAGCTCTTGAACTTCTCTTTAAAAAATTAAGTTCTTGTGCTTCGTACTTTATTTTTTCTTTTAATGGTTTAGAAATAAGTTTAGGAACTGATTCTAAATCAATTGCATTTAAATCACAAAAATAAACAATAGCATCAATGTAATTTAAATTTTCTTGTTTTTGAACGAGTTGTTCAATTTCTTGTGCGAAACGGGCAGGACAAAAGAATTTATCTTTCAATGCCTGTTCTAGTTCATTCTCCATTGTCTGACCTAGTATTGTGAGATACAAATTCTTTTATATACCGAACTAATAATTTAATATAATCCCCTTTGTTTCTTTTGTCAAATACTTTTACATCACCACCAGGTGTTACCATGATAGTAATAAGTTTTTTAACAGGGATGTCCGTTAATTCATAATAAGCAGCAGCATAAAAAGTTTCCTGAACGAAATAGTTTTCCAACCACTTCTCAGGTTTAATCTTTCCAGATGTTTTAAAATCTATGACTGCTAGTTCACCTTCATATTCTGCTATACAATCAACTCTACCTGCAAGACCAAGGTACTCAGAGTAAAGCGTTCTTTCTATAGCATGTACGTTATTTATCTTGTCCAAATAAGGTTTGGCATGATGAAACATAAACTGAGTAGCAGGTTGAAACTCATTCCAATCTATTTCATTGTTCCTCATATAGACTTCAACTGCTTCATGAAAATCAGTTCCACGAGTAGTTGCTTTCTTAGTGATACGATTTGCTTCTTCAATACCAACTCGCTTTCGCCAGTCAATAAAGATCTGCCTATTGTAAAAAGAAGTTACTGACGTAATAGACGGAACCCAACTATTATCAGGTAATTGATACAGTCTACAGCCAGGGGTTTCTTTTTTCTTTAATTCAATGTCACCTAAGAAATTGTGATGGGTAAAATTCATGCACCAGATTCCAATTTAGCAAGAAGATATTCTTTACATAATCCAGAACGAACAATATCATCAACTCCAAATTCTATAAGATCAAATGATGGCATGATCCTAAGAATCTTCATGAAGTCACTAATACCATTCCTCTCATTTTGTTTCAGAAGATCGGTTTGAGTTGCATCACCACAGAACATAATCTTGGTGTTCTCTCCAACCCTTGTTATTATACTATCAAGTTCATGAAAATTCAAGTTTTGAAATTCATCAACTATAATAATTGCTTTATCAAAAGTTGTTCCACGAATGAATGATGTGCTCCAGAAACTAATAGTTCCTTGAGTCTTAAGATTACCATAAAGCATTTCAAAATCTGCTTCGGTTGGCATCTCAAACATATACTTCACCATATTCTTATAAGGAATCTGATAAAGGAATGACTTGTCCTCATGATCACCAGGTAAGAATCCAATCTCTCTGGTGGCAACTAAAGATCTTACGATGTATATCTTTTCATATGGTGTGCTTTGATCTAGTACATCACACAATGCATTGTAGAGTGTGACAAATGTTTTACCAGTTCCTGCTGCACCATATGCTATTAAATTTTTACCAGATTCATAAGCATTAAATAATATCTTTTGATTCTCAGTGAGAGGTTCAATCTCTCTCATAGAATCTGCATTAATTGGCTTCTTTCTTTTCATTTGTTTGGCAGTTAAACCAACTCCAATGGGTTGGTCTGCTTTCTTTTTACGTGGCATACTGTTTAATTAGGATCGGTCATTACAGATTGAGTTGCAGACTCATAAGAGCCTTTCTTAGCTAATCTTCCAGAGATACCTCCAGATTTTTCAGCCTTCTTAAGAACTTCACCCCATCCAGGATTTTTATTAACAAGTTTATCTCTCCACTCACCAACCTCAACTCCTAAACCAGGCATGGTAGAAGGATCTGAGTAGTCTCTTTCCCAATCAGGATTATTATCTTTCCACTGATCCCAGTTATGAACACTCATCACAACTTCTTTTTGCTCACCAGTTTGTTGATTAACGACAGGATATGTTGCCATATGAATATAATAAGGAGTAGTTATTTAGACCCACTCAAGGGCTTCTGAGACTGCAGGGAACTGTTCGGTAAACACCTTCCTACATGCTTCTGCAATTACCATGTGCTCTTTCTGAGTACCATGTGCAGACCTTAGATTGATGTAATGAATCCA